CCACCTTTGCCGTGCTGATCTGGGATGTCTCGCTGGCGAAGAATGCAATCCCGAGGGAGCCTTTCGAAATGGTTACCGTGTTGCTGACGTGCGTGCCTTTCCAGAGGATCGCCGGAACGCCCTGCAGTTCGCTCACGCCAGAATTGAGAACGACCAACTGACACTGTCCCGACCCGCTGTCGATCTTGATGCGGCTCGACCCCTGCCCATCGCCTCCGCCGATCGTGAGGGCTTGCGTAACGCTGTCAGACGAGGTGCCGAGGGCGAGGTACTTGTCGCGGTACTCGGCGTACGGGTAGGCCGAGTCATCCACGTTTGTGTCGGGCAGTCCGATCCGCCCCGTGTATCCCTGCGTGATCGTGATCGACAGGGGGGACACGCTCGACTGTGCCAGACCGTAAAGGCAATCGACGTTCCCCGAGTCGTAAACGATGTCGTCGGAGTCTACCGGCACCGTCGACCCGCTCCAATTCGCCGCGACGTTGAAGAAGTTCGGGCCCGATGCCGAAATCGTCGTGGCAGTCGAGACGGTCCCCGACGTGCTCGACTTTGAGACTGTGATGGTGAACGGCTTCCCTTTCGTCTTTCCCACGAGGACCACGGTCGAACCGCTGGCAGCCGGCGCAGTCTCACCCGAGACGAACTCCCGGAACTCGGCCACATTCGGCCCGCGTTCGGTGACGCTATACGCCGCCCCGAGGGCTGTCGACGTGCTCCCGAGGGCTGCGGCTAGCTCTGTCGCGATCTGCGTTGTGGTGACCGTGGTCCCGACGGTCAGCACGATTGCCCGACCGTTGCAGGTGACCGTCAGCGTGTCCGCTGCGACCCATGTCCCGCCGATCGTGATCGTCTCTCGTTGTGCCACCGGAAGCGCGGCTCCCGTCCATCGTCGTGTCGCCATTTATGCTCACCCGTTGGGGTATCTGAAGAGGAGGGAGGGGCTTTCAAACTCGTAAGCCCAGGAGACGGCGTACATCTGGTTTCCGTAGCGCCCGATCTTGCTCGGCGTGCTGTACGTGATGCGTCGTCGCTCGCGATGTTCCGCCGACGGGAACGCCGGGCCGGGGACCGTGGGCCATGTGCTGACCCCGATACTCTGGCCCTGCTGCTGGCACGTGTAGGGCGTCTGCTGCCTCACGAGTTGCTCGACAGGGGGGCCGTACAATGTCGGAATCACCACCTTCTGCTGACCCCCACCGCCGAACGTAAAGGTTTCCGACGTCGAGTAGACGCCCAGGTCTTGATTGTACTCGGCCTCGGCCTGAATCGTGTACGTCCGGAACGTCACGTACTCGGCCCCGTCGCCCGTCGGGTAGGACAGATCGAGGATCTTGACGCCCGTCCGGCTGCCGGTGTTTCTCATCGCGTGCCGAACGGTTGACCCGTCCGAGTCGTACAGCACCAGATCCAACCCATCGGCACCATACGCCGATTCGAGGGCGATGATCTTGGTGGACAGGTCGGACACCGAGGAGCCCTGCAGCATCCCCTGAATCGACCACGACGCGACGTATCCCGATCGAAGCCCGATCTCGTTGAATGTCGGCCGCTGACTGATCGAGATGATGACTTCGTTATCAGGGTGCGAGTAGCTGCCGTATCTCAGAATCATGGGGCCACCCCCTGCCGCCTCAGTTGTGCCGCCTCGTTGGCCTGTGCGTTCATCTGCGCTCTGATGCGGTTGATCGTGATCTCTTCCAACTCCTTCACCAGTGGGGCAATCCGCTCCTCCAAGGCATCGGCCAGCCGCGACGGGTCAAGGTCGACGGAAATCGTCTGCTTGATGTCTGCCGTGATCTTGGCTTCAGCTTCGGCGATCTTCCGATCCAAGCCGAGCAGTTTGACGATCTCCGCGAACCCAGCCGCATCCGCCCCGGCCTTCGCCTGCTCAGCCATGATGCCCCGGAATGCGACGTTCCCACGGGCGAACTTCAATTCCTCGCTGGTCAACTGCCCCACGCCGCCCGGACCCGCCACCTTACGGGCGATGTCCAGCGTAGCCTGTTTCTCCCTCACGTCCATCAGGCCGAACTCTTCGCGGGCCGCATCGATTCTCTTGCGGGTCTCCTCGATCAGATCACGCTCGGCTTTGGTGCGCTCGAGGATGATCGTGTTCAGATTCCGCTCGTTGTCCAGCCGGGATTGCTGGACGTTGGCGAAGCGTTCTTCCCGTGCTCGTGGGGCGTTGCGCTCTGACTGTGCCCGCTTTTCTTCCTCGTTGCGAAACTGCTCGAAAAAGCCGACATTAGGGAACACCTCTGCCAACGCCGCGTAGAACTGTCGTCCCGGTTTGGCGAATGTCTCTTCGCCCCCGCCTGCCAGATCGCGGATCAATTCCGACACGCCGCCCAGCACCACCTTAGGCGCGTTGAATGCCGTGATGGTGGCCGAGGCGATCGACAGGAATTTATTATCCGCTCCACCGCCGAAGAACCCTTTCCCGGGGGCCGCTCCCTTGGTCGCTTGCCGGACTGTCTCAGTTGCCGCCTTCACCTCGCGGGCGAATGCCTCCACCTCGATCACCCGAGGGCCGCCCGGAATCAATCCGCCGCCGCCACGCCCCGCGACAATCAGCCCATTCCCACCGCCGCCACGCCCACCCGCTGGCCCAGGGAGGAGCCCACCGCCACCGCCGCCACCCCCTGCACCGCCTCCGCCTCTGGCTCGCCGAAAGAACGCCGCGTATGCTGCCTCGACACGTCGTAGGCTCTCAATGTGGGCATTTTCAACCCGCTTGATGTCGACGAGTTGCTGGTCGACATGCCGGCGCTGTGCCTCGCGGATTCTGGCGATGCTTTGAAGTTGCACCGCCTCCATCTGCCGATGCACTGCCGTCGCCGCGTCCGCCGCCTTGCGGGTGTCAGCCGCCGAGGCAAACACCATACGGACATTGATCACCACGTCGGACGATACGCTAGCCACGACGTCCCCCGATCAGTGCACCGACTGGACCAGCGACACGCAACGCCAGCTCCAATTCTGCTGAGTCGCTCGCCTGCCTGATGATGGCCGCGTTTCGCCTCACGATTGGATCGTCTGGGAACTGCCCTACGGCTCGGCACTCGCTGTAATGCTGATAGGCCTGCCAGTTCTGATCGGTCAACGCTCGGGATTGCTCGGGCGTTCCCTTGGGGCAGCCGTTCTCCCTGATACGACATGGCGGGAGATTGCCGACGGGCCGGCGCACTGGCTCGCCGCGGCTCTTCATTCGCTCCCCCGTCTTCTCGTCGTACACGAACGCCTCGCAGTCCTGGCAATCGCGGTGAGCAACTTCGGGGTGCAGGATCGTCAACCGCACCCCCTCCGCTAGTTTTTTGCCGTGTCTCCCGACTCTACCGCCCCACAAAGCAGCGTCCACAGCTTCAAGACGAGGGGATTGACCAGACGTTTGACGCTGTCGACAGACACCGGCACCGCCTCACCGCTCGGCCCTGCGATGTTCCACGCTGTCACCTTCGCCGCGATCAGATCGCACACCAGACGTGTCCAGCCCGCTTCGTCCAATCCTTTCGACTTGGCCAAATACTCCGCGAAGTCAGCCGCCGCCATCGGTCGATAGGCAAGCTGGATCTCGTCCCACAGTTCACACGCGGGAATCGTCGTCTCGCGGGTGTAGCCATCGGGAATGAACGGGGAGGGCATCGTGTCGCCTTATGCTGTGCTGTCGCTGGTGATGACCAACTCTTTCGTTGCTCCGCTGCTGCGGGCCGATCCCGACAACGTGAGGAGGATCTCCCCCGGACCACCAACCACCGGGGAAGCATCGGGGACCATGAGGGCCGCCACTGCAAATGTAATCGATCGGTTGCCGTTCGTCAGTACGAAGGTTGCCGCACTCGCCCCGCTGGAGTTGATCCCATACAGATCCACCTCATCCGAGGTATACGGCACCGTCAGCGAAAGGGTAACGTCTCGGCCCTCTGTGTGAATGTCGGTCGCGGTCTGGCTGTTCGCGAACCGGCTGTTGATCCGATTGTCGATCGTGAGTTCCCATTGCGTGACCGTCCGCGTCGTGCCCTCGATAGTGCAGACTGCATCAGACCAGACGTAAGGCGGGTCGGTCGGGGCCGCGATCGTCGGGAAAGCAGTCGCCGACACGACCTCCGTCTTGCCGGTCAACTCACAATCGAGTTCCAGCGGGCCACCAGCCGAAGCCCTAAACGTCGCTCGGCCCACCTTGCAGCCGCCGTAAACGAACCGCTTGGCAACCCGATCGATAAGCACGTCGAACGCCGGGAGAGTCTCGGCGAACGCAAAGACGTCCGTGGATTCGTTGGCCCCCATGATCCGGGGGAGGATCAGGTCGAGCATCGAGGGAGTAGCGTGAAACTGCACGCCACCGCTTACCCGATAGATGCTGTCCCGTGCTCGCTCGATCGGGATTGATCGCGTCCCACGAATGCCGTTCGTCTCGACGATTTCCTGTTGCTTCCGCAGGCTCTCGCTGATGAACTCGAACGACTCGGTGTACGATCCGACCGCTGTCCCCGTCGCCGCCATCGATAGGCGACTCTGGTGCCCCATGCTCGCATCAGCCATCAGTTGATCCCCTGATTAATTCTCGCTGCTACCGCATCCGCCAACCGCTGGCCGATCAGTGTAACCGTTGCCTCATTCACCCCGACATGCGGACGGGCTGGCATCCGCTTCGTCCCCGTCTGGTGGAAGTGTGCGTAGGGAACCTCAGTGCCAAACGTCAGCCACGTTGGGCCAGTGATCCACACGGTATCCTCCGTGCCGTTGGGCGTCGTGAGGCTCTCGAACATCCGCCCGGTATCGACGAGGATCGCGGAGTGTTCCTTGCGGGCGATTGTCACCGGGGACAGTGGAGCCCACGCTGCCCCGTTTGGCCCGTGCTGGCCCAGGTACATCTCCCGCTCCCAGTCCTGGATGATCCTGATGGACTCATCGAGGGCCTGCGTATACGGGCCGTCGACTGCGTCTTCGGTCGCCTGGAGAACCACGTCGATCAACTGGCCGAGGCTCGGGTATTGCGTCACGTCCGGCCCTCGCGGTTGGTGATCCGCAGAACGAACCCCGAGACGAACAGATCACGGGCGAAAGCCGTCTGATCGACGATCGCCAGAGGCTGCACTGCCATCGTATAGCCCCGCGTCAAGTCCAGCCGCTGGTTGCTGAACGCCTTGCGGATCGTCTCACGCCACGTCAGCCGCTGATCCAACCCCAGCCGTTGCTTGTCCATCGGCTCCTCTGCGTCGATCCGCAGCGATGCCACGAGGGCCACGAGGACGGGATACGTTACATCATCGCGGACGTTGCTTCCCGGAAGGATCGTCTCCGCCCCGAACGGGCTGATAATCACTGCGGGCATCCGTTCGGCAGGCATCCGGGCAATCTCCACCGCCGCACTCTGGCAGATGACGACATTCGCACGCGAGATGCCGGGCAGGTTCAACGCCTGCACCTGCGTCTGGACTGTCTCCAGAATCGTGGTCAACTCGGCGGGCATTAGACTTGCCTCCGACAGATGACCGTGTAGCGCGTGTCTAGGGTGGCCTGGCTCGCACTCAGCACCCGCCACCGCACGTTAGAGGCGTCAATGATGATGTCGTCTACCTGCACGCCCTTCGCGCCGGCCTGTGTGGCATTGAGGCTGAATCCCTTCTCATCGCCCACGATGTCGATTCCAGCCGCGTTGAGTCGCTGCCGATTCACCAGCCCTCCCACTGCGTTATCGACGGTTACCGACGTGGCACCATCCGGACGGATCTGCCGCAACGTGACAGTCTCGCCGTTGTCCCAGAGGGTGTAGTCGCCGCCGATGTCCAACGTCATGTGGTGGCCTCACCCAACTCTTCAAACGCCCCGACCGCAGCCGCCTGAAGCGTGTTCAAACTCGCGATCTGGCCGAGGATCGCAGTACGGTAGCCGTTCCAATCGACCTGTTGCCCGTCGATGTTGTAGCTCGGCTTCGGGTTGGCTGACTCGGTTGCCAATGCCGCGAGAAGGTTGCTGCGAATCGTCGCGATTTGTTCCGCGTCAGTCGGCATCAGACGGCCTCAATTTCCAGCTTCTTGCGGGTCAACACAACGCCGCCATTGCCGTTCCCGTTGTACGCCCGGATCGCGTCCTCAATGGTCTCCGCCTCGACGATCCGCCAGTCTCCACCAGACCCGAGGGGCCGCAGCCGATACCGTGGCAACTGCACGCCGGGAGGGGTCTCTTCCAACACTGCCACAGTCTCGACCACCTCGACAGGTTCGGCCACTTGCTCCGCCGCTTCCGCCTTTTGCTTCGCCATGTTCTGTGCTCCAAAAAAGAACCCCCGCCAGCTTGCGGCCGACGGGGGCGTATTGTGTCGGCCTCATCAGCCTACTAGGCAGTACACTTCACCATCGCTCTCGGCTCGATCGTGGCGAACGCACCGCGCTCACTCGCCTTGAACCGCATCACGACGTCTTGCGTGAATTCGGCCTCGTTGTTTGCCGGGGCTTGCACCACGGTGAGGGGCCAGTTCTGCATGTATCTGAACGCTCGCCGAGGATCGCCGAGGAACCAACTGGTATCCGTGTTCATTCGGGCCGCCAGTTGATTGGTCGAGACGATGGTGTAGTTCGTGATCGGGTTGCCGGTCTTGGTCTCCGTGGGATTGCCAGTGGTGGCGTAACCGGGAGTCGCAACCGTGATCTCCGTCGCATTGATGACACGCCGGGCAGTGTAAAGCAACTGCCGAGTGCAGATCAGGTGCGACGGATTCAGGAGGATCGGCTCACCGGTCTCAGGGTCAAGCATCCCCGAGAACAACTGTTCGGCCGCGTCAATGTCGGTCCAGTCGACCAACGCATTGGACGCTGCCAGATTGTCCCACGTATGCGTACCGGAGTTGTCCCCGTACGTTGCGATCGTGGTATCCCGGTAGCGGTAACGATGGTCGGTAACGTTCTCGTCGACCACGCAATCTATCGCCCGCTTCTCCTTGTTCAGGCCGAGGGCCTCACCGACTCGCCGACACCGATCCTCCAGCACGCCGGTACGGTCGAAGAAGATGGCTTCCTTCGTGACCTCGACGATCAGCCCCCGCTTGGTGGTCGTGGGCGTGTCGATGTAGGTCTGGCTCACACCCGCCTTCGGGTACGGCTGGCCTTCGTCGACGATCAACGCCTCGTCACCGATGCCCGAGATGCCGGGAATTCGCTCGCCGTTGAACTGCGTATTCACCACGGGAATGATCCCGGTAAACACGAAGGCTTCCTGCTCGTACGCCTCCATTACGGCGTTGTACAACAATTGTCCGCTGATCTTGGCGAACTGGCTGGACGCCACCACCGACGCGGTTTCCCGCAGCTCCTGCGAACCGTTCTC